TCTTATTCCAGCATCATTGGCTGCTGTTGCTACTTGGTAAATAGCAATAAACAGATTTGTATAAGTTTGATCAATGCTTGAAATTGTAACACTTGAGCCAGAAAGTGAAGTGGTTGATAACAAAGTCATACCACCGCCACTAGCAGGCGTAGCCCATTTTAAGCCTGTTGTTTCCGCACTATCCGCTACAAGTGTGGTGCCGTTAGCACCCACACCCAAGCGCGTATCGCTAGTTCCATACACATAAATATCACCCTTAGTGGTTAATGGAGATGTTGCACCCACCTGGATGTAATCATAAAATATAGCTGATGATGCGCTTACAAAGTATAAGATACCTGCATCATATTGTGGCAAAATTAAGCTACCGGCTGTATTTACTGTTGCAGTACCGGCTGTTATGGTAAGAGTTCCTGAACCTAAATTTTGAATAAAGACGGTATCGCCCGCGGAAAACAATCCTGTATTGACAGTAATTGTTGTAGCACTGGTTGATGTCATTGATATTGTTGTGCCAGCATCAGCGGCAACTAAAACATAATCAGCGGTTTTAGCAGATGCCGCACCACCGCCCATAGCTGTTTCCTGTAAAGATGTCATTTGGGCTGCGGTAAGAACCTGCCCTACACTAAACGATTGTTTTGCCATTTACACACTCCTAATAAGCCAAAGAATCTTCATCAAGTAGTCCATCTACGGATGAGTTTAACACAAAGCCAACCGCAAACGGTTGAGCGCATGTGAAGGTTACCAGGAAAGATTTAGGGGTAATCTGATAGGTGAGGCCTGTTATTACGCTATCTGTAACCACATTGCCAGCCGGTAAAGTTTGAGTTACTTCTATTGGATCAAATACATCTAAATTTAAAGCCGCTACCACCCGGCTAGCATCATCCTCACCAAAGGCATCAACTGTTAGTGAATTTAGCTGTATATCTACGCCTTGTTCTTTTCGGCTTGCAATAATCATTTGTGCTTGATTTAGTGCATCCGCTTCTGTTTGCATAATGCCGGTTCTAACCCGGCTATGTTGGAAGTAATCATCAATGCTTGCCAAATCGCTTGCGGTCTGACTACTCAACCCAGTTGGGGTAATTGTTACTTTATTGATCATTTGAAAATCTGAAATATCAAATTCCACTGCCTGATAGGTAATATCACCTGAACCTGGCACATCACTAAAAGCTGTTGCCGTACCCCCTGATGCGCTAATAATGTCAGTGCGTGATAAGAACTTTGCATAACCGCGTTGATCCATATAAAAAGAACCTAGATCAGTGGCTTCTACTTCTTGGCAAGCCGCTAACAATGATCTTGAATTGCCGGTATCGGCTTGCACTGTTGTAGTTGCAGTTGTAGATATATCACGCATACCACCTGGCCACTGTCCAGCATCTAACAAGCTTGAAATTCTTTGTGCGGTAGTTTGTCCGGCAATGCCACCACTAACTGATGTAATTGTAGTTAAGTTTAATAATTGGAATCCATCTACACATGACAAAGTTACATAGGCTGGATCAAATCCAGTAGGGCTTTGATAATTCCATTCCTGTACATACATAGAACCCAAGCTATATGTAATATTTAAATATTCTGCCGTAAAGCGAATTTTACGCATAGGCTTTATTTTGCCGTATAAAGAAGAACTGGTGTTTGATGGATTAAACTCACCAGTTTCATCAACAAAGGTTATGCGTGCAGTGCCGCCTGTAAAAGAATCTGATGATCTATTAAATGCACGCCGTATATAACACTGCGTTACAAATGGCGTTATATCTACTACATCTGCGGCGACAGTACCTAATACTGATGAATCCAAAGGTGTTGAAGGGTCATCTAATACTAATGCGGGATCAAATGAAGCACCGCCGGAGAAATCAATCTCAGCTCTGAATATTGCGGCTGGCATTATCTTCCTAAATTAGTTAATTGAGTTACCGCGCCTGATCGGTTTAAGTTATATAAAGCATCCTGAATTACAGATTGCAATTCACCTTCTGATATAACTGATCCGGCTACATTGATATTTACAGTAGTACCAAAGCCACCCATTTTGTCCAATGGGATAACCGCTTCCGCGCCGGCTTCACCAATAATTGCATTTAAGGGTTGTGTAACAATTCCACCCTCTGCCATAAAAGTTGGTGCTTGAAATCTAGGATCACCCAATGCCCGCATAGCTGCAATTCTTGTTTGTTCATCAACAACAGGCTTGCTTGCAAGTGCATCAATAGCGGCCATTGATGCTTCTTCTCCGCGCCTAACTCTAGAAGGATCAAAAGTACCCAAAGAAATTTGTGATGCTTTAGTTTTTATTTGATCTAATAACGCAAGCATTTTGCGCAATTCATCATTGGCGGCAAAAAGTTTTTGTAAATAAATCAATACTTCGGTATTTGTCATACCCCACTTAGTCGCTAACATTTCAATTTCAGCCGTAGTGATTTGACCATCCTCAATAACCTTTAATACATCAGCATACCGTTGAGCTTCCTCAACCGCTTTAGTTGTACCATCTGCTAATTTTTGTAATATCTTTACACGCAACTCATCTTCACCACTTAATTTACGGCTTAATGCGGCTTGTAAGTTAATGCGATCAATATCAAACATAGCCGCTAATTCAGCCTTCTTTTTTTCTAATGCTGATTGTGCAACCTTTTCTTTAGTGACTTGTTTTTCTCTAGCTAAAATACCGGCCTGAATTTTTGCCAATAAAGTATCTGTAGTAACGGCTTTTTTGCCATATTTATTTTGCAACTCTAACGCATCAATTGTTTGTTGAGATAACCCTAAATAACCTTTAGCGGCAAGATATTGTTTTTGGCGTACCTTAAAACCTTCTCTACCTAAATCTTCAAAGGTAGTATTTAAGGCAGATAAAAATCCTTTTTCGCTAACTGTTTTACCAAAGCCAATAAGCACATCACCTACACCACCGGCAACGCTTTCTAAAACTAAACCAAATGATCTTAAATTATCTGTACCTGCAACTATGTAAGAAGAAGCAATTAAAAAACCATTGCCTAATGTTTCAGTAGCTTCTCCAGCACTAATCCTAAATGACTTTAATTGACCTTCAAAGGTTTCAGTTTGTGCTTCGGCTGCGCCTGCATATTTATCTAAATTTTGTATCAGTTTAACAAAGCCCATAGATTTGGCTTCGGCGGCTGTAAAGCCAATGCCTAATCTTGATATAGATGTGTAATTACCTAATGCGGCTTTATTTATGGCATTTAATACACCGTCTAAATCCGCACCTGTTCCGGCTGATATATCTAATGCTTTACCTAATAAAAGTTGTGCGGCATCTAAATCCCCAGTTTGTGCTACAAGCTTGCGTAAAGCCGGCACTAAACTATCTTCGGTTACATTTGTTGCGCGTTGCAGATCATCTATAAAATTCTTTATATCAGGTAATAAACCTTCTTTGCCTATGCTCTTTAAAGTAAGTTGTAATTGCTTATCTAATCTTTCTTGTGCCAAAGCCGCTTGTATAGAATTTTTAGTTAGTAGGGTTAAACCTGCGGCGGCGGCTATTGCGCCGGTTTTAGCAAACTGCCTTAATCTAATTGCACCGGTGGCAACAAACTTATCAAAACCTTTAAGCTCTTTTGTGGCACGCTCTAAGCCTTTTTTGTCAAACTTGGTTAAGAAGTTAATCGCAACATATTGACTTAAAGCCATTATTAACCCCTAAATTCTTTGCCTAGATATTTTTTTAATACTGTATAAAGGTTATCATTTACTTGCTCACCTAATTGATAACCTGCTCTATAGACTAACCTTTTTTCTCTATAAGCGGCTGATGCGCTTGTTGATTGCAATTTGTTAATAAATGATTCACTGGCATCAGGGTTACGACTTACACGCCTAGTTCTACCTTTAGATTTAGATGTGCCAAAGCCGGCCAACTCATAAATGATACCTGGTACTGATTTATTTACAACAGCTATAGCCGTTACTGAAAATGTTGCAAGCCTTTCCCTTTGTACTTTTACTTTAGCTTGGCTTACTCTTATCCCTTTCACAACTTCGTTTTGTGACCAACGCCAACGACTATTACCATCAAAAGATCTACCCCTATGCTCAGTATCGTTAGCCCATCCCCATGCAGGTGGATAAGTTGGATTTACATCACGCCATCCTGGGAATGGTTTATGTGGTACAAAACTTTGTGCCAATTTTGCAACAGGTCTTACTTCTTTAACTAAAGCGCGTTTAAACTCTTTTTGTAACTTAGGATCTGTTTCTTTCATTTTTTTCATAACTTCATCTAAGTTTTCTACATAGACAGCTTTTAAAGATCGCTTAGATCTTGTTCTACCAAAGCTTATATCTAACATTATTTACGCCTAACTGTTGCCTTCTTGTTTTGATAATGTTTTTCTTGCAAGATGGCTTTGATAGCTGAATAAATCGCTGGATCAACTTCTAATAGATCTTTAGGGCTGATGCCTGTAGCCACCGACACGGTAGCGACTTCATAAATAGATCCGTGCCGGTCTATCCATTTTTTGAGTCATAGATCAAATCAACATCTGAGTATTGATTGATGTAATCATCACCAAAGGCTATATCGGTTTTGCCAGCATCTTTTTCTAAACGCCAAGCAAACCACCATAAATCTGACTCCATTTGTAGTTCACCTAGACGCTTACGCCAGCCAGTTTTAAATTCAGCTTCAAACGCCACCTTTGCGGATGGCGTAAGATCATAGGTTACTTTCTTACCATCTTTTTTAACAATTTCAATTTTGTGCATTGTCCACCTTTTCTATTATTACGCGCTTGTTGATTTTGTTAAGGCTGTTACCGGTAGGGATGTTGAAACGCTTGCAACCGCATCTATAGCACCATTGATTGGTGTCCATGATGTGATAAGGCAAGACATTGTGTAACTAGGATTTGTTGCGGTCACTGTTCCTGATACTGGAATCAATTTGATGTTCAATTTTGTGCCTAATGCATCTTCAAACAGTGCGTTTACTGATGCGGCGGCAAAATCGTTGAACACTTCCAAATTCAGTGTAGGCCTTTCAACTCCACCCACCATGTTCTGGACGGAATCCAGCATGGCCGTGATTTCTACTTGATCAACTTCACGATTAAGACTTACAGTGCTGACATGATCAGTAATGGTTGTTGTACCTACTATCACGGCAACTTTATTACCCATAAATATGGCCATAGTTTTTCCTCTCTTACTAACCTATCAACTCTACTGAATATTGATAACTTAGGTAGTCAATATTAGCGGATGTTATTGTTCCTGGGGATGCAGACACAACCCTAAGAGTTTGTACAGCACCGCCTAGTGTTTTATCAGCTTCAACGGCGGTCTTTATTGAAGTTGAACCGGATGAAGCAAGTAGCCCATCCAATCTTTCTTGTCCATTTCTTTCACTCATTCTACCTACTACAACAATCAATTGACAGGTAGCAGAATCAAATCCTCTATTTAATGTGTAATCATAATTCATAGATAATTGGCCAACTATTGCAAAGGCATTGTTAGTTGGTATGTTTGCAGAATCAGGCACATAATCAAATACACGCAACCCAGTTATGGTTTGTAGTGCGGTTTTTAATCTATCCCTAACGGTGCTAGGTGTCATGCAATAACTTCTTTTTTGTAAGCTCTCACCATAGCGGTTACATCTCTACCAATTGGTGACATTCTAACAACACCTAAATCACCTAGTCCTAATATTCCACCAGGGGCATCTTTGCGCTTGTATAAATCGGCAGTTAATATTAAACAGGCCATATTTATATCATCCGGCACTGACGGCCAGCCCCATCTTGCAGTTACTTGCACACCTGGGCGTAATCCATTTTGAGTAAGCCCTGGAAATATTGGCCAACTTTCCGTATTGCTTACCATAGTTAATTGTGTAAATGGCCGGTTTAAAGATGATGCCGTTAATGGGTCTAAAATATAATCTTGATTTAAAGTCAATGTTTTGGTGTATGTGCCGTTGCCGTTTATATCTAATGCAACTACCAAACTTGATGTAGTACCAATATCATCTACATAAACAAAAATATCTGAGTATGCACGATAAAGCCGTGCGGATGCGTTGGCATCTAAATAAAATCTTCTATTAGCAATGCGATCTATAGATCTTGATGCTGATTCAATCAAATCTTCTAACAAGCTATCATCAGTTGTATCTGAAATAGACATATAAGCTTTAATTTGTGTAAGTGTTGCGTATCCATTAACTATAGCCATGATTGGTATCCAAATCCTGAATTATCCGTGGACATTAGAAAACTCCATTCTTTAAATACCAATCATAGTTTGTATCTAGGCGGCGGAAGGGTAGCCGCCTAGACATATTCGCACATTAGAAGCTTGGCGCGGCCAAACCTGTTCCGTTAATTTGTGCAATAGCACCTGGATAACGCTCACCTGTAAAGGCTGACATTCCAAATAGCACAATGTTTAACGCAACCTTGCCAGTTGGCTCTTCAAATGTTACATAGGTTGGGGCTGCGGCCTCTTCCCATAGATGACATTCATTTAGATCAACCACAAAGATTGTGTCTTGGTTTGTACCTGCACCCTTATTAGTTGCAATGTTGGCATCAACAATAATTGGAAGTCCAAGAATTGAATAACCTGAATTGCCATAAGAAGGTGTGCCATTTCCAACACCAATTGCGTTCATTGGGCTTTGGGCTTGTGGTACTACCAGTGGGCGGTTAGATGAATCAACGCCAGCCAATAACATTCCTAGACGGCGTGGATGCATAACAATTGCGTTTGGATTAGCAAAAATTGTTGATTGAATTTGTTGAATTGAATCGGCAATTTTTGGATATAGGCCTGCAACTGTTCCGGTTGTAGCTGTATAAGTTACAAGGATTCCAGTAGTCATATTTACAAGTCCTAATGGCTGACCATTTGAACCTGATCCATTTAATAGTGAGTTATCAAGTTTTGTGTGATAATCACGAATCAAATCACCTAACACAATGTTTTCAATATTGTATCCGCGTAGTAATGCTTGCTTAGATACTGATTGTTGTCCAGCAATGGTATTTACATTGACGGTTAGTGTTGTGTCTGCAATATCTTGTGATACTGCGGCGGTGTTTTGTGATGTTTGATATGCAGTTGTAGTGCCAGTTGAAATCTTACTAATGACAACAGACATGCCCTGGGTGGGTAATTGATGCTTGCGTGCGGCATCCGCAAATGGACGGCCGGCGCGTGCCAATGGTGCATATAGATCAACTAGGTATTGTGGAACTACTAAACCTGCAAAGTTGGATGTTCCAACCGCACGCTTTTCAATTGCCATTTCCTGTTGATGTCTTGCAATGCGTTGAGCTGCATCTGCATCAGTTTTAAAGTTTGCTTTTAAAGCATCAGTTAAGAAGTCATTTCCTGATCTCTCAGAATATGTTAGCTCTTCGCGTGTAACACTAAAGCCACCAGCACGAACTTCCTTCTTTGGTTCAACATTCGCATCAACTTTAGCTGCTAGATCAGCGGCTTTTTGATTGCGGATTTCAATATCGGACATCTGCTCAATTCTTTCGTCCAACTTTTTAATCTCTAGGTTAAGGGCTTCTACATTAGCCAACTCAACTTCGGATAGATCGCGTGCTTCTTCTGCCGCACGGTCTAAAGTTGCCTGAATTAGAGATGTCTTTGATTCGCGCTTCTCACGAAGAGAAGCAAGAAAAGTATTAGACATTTTTCTCCTAATTGTTAGTTGTTAGTGTGAAGGTGTAACGCGCCTATAAATAGGGGTTAGGTGTTCTACGACTTGTACAGATTATATCTCTTTTTTTAAATTTTCCAGTATTTGTAATGCTGTGTTAAATCTACTTTTTTCATCAATAGGTTCAACTATATCGGATCTATTTTCGCCGTACTCTGAAATGTTGATTGCGGTCAATTGATCTTCGGCTTGCGCCTGGGTTTTATGACAGCCTATAAGTTCGTTTGTGTCTGACTTTATTACCGCAAAGCCTTCACAATCCGGGTGATTATTTATTACGCTGTATGGCATCTAATATCTTCTTTGCTTCATCTAGTCTAGGTGTAACCATAGGCGCACCTTCGCGTGTGCCGGAAATGCTGGCCAATTCGCCATAAGCACCAAAGGTAACTAAAGACACTTCGGCTAAATGAGCTTTAATTCTCTCCATAACGCCATCAGGTCTTTTACGGTTTTTAATAGGCATAAATCCAACACTTAATTGATCTAATGCGCCATCTTTGACTAACTCTAAAGCTTCATCACCTTCGCGTGTTTTACTAATTTTAAACTCTGCATAAAGGCCTTCATCAGTTTCTTTAAGCAATGTAGCACGACCTAAAACATTGTTTTCACCGTGACCCCTAAGAAGTTTCACCCGGTGCGGTGCTTTAATGACTTCTGCAAAAACACCTTTTCTAAATACTTCAATCATTGTGCTAGTGATTCGTTGTTCTTTGTTATATGGTACGGCAATCCCAAAAATGGTACGACCATCACCAGTGGCACGCAATTCTAAATCTACTGAGTAACTTCTATTTTCAAGTTCATTAGGCTTCATAGTTATCCTCTACCGTATCTACAACATCACTTTGTAGTGATTCATCTTCTTCTTGTTCGCCTTCTTCATAATCCATAGGATCTAAATTTTCATAACTTCTTACTTCATCTACCGTTAAGAATCCACTAGACAATGCTGTTGCGTAAGCATTATATCTGTTGGCGGTATCGGTCTTTAATAATGAATCATACTTAAAGCCGGCTGTTTGACCCCGGACAAGTAGATCAGAAAATGCCGCTTCTATTCTCTCAGCTATCGGTTGGATTGACCATTTAATCAATTGTAGGTTTTCTTCCACAACATTGGAATAGGTACGGCTTGAATTAGGTGATCCTAAGAAGTATGGCGGTAACCCTAAAATGTTTGCCGCTTCGGTAAGCCCTGCCATTTGTGCTTCTACTAATTGTGATTCTGCGGCGTTACTACTTAAAACTTCAAAATCAGTTGATGAGTTCATAACTACTGGCGATCTATTGCGTGATGAGTACATTGCCATCCACGCGCTTTTTAGTGCATCCGCTTCTTCTTGTGATAGATCAGGGTTTGCAGATTTAATTACCGCTGTTGGATTTACACCACCATCAAAATATCTTGATGCGTATTCATTGATTGCA